CGCGTCCTCCCGGGCCTGCTGCTCGGGAGTCAGCCGCAGCGCGTCCCGGGCGGTGGCGGAGGTGATCACGCCCTGAGCCTGGGCCTGCAGCATGGCCGCCGTGTATGCGGACTGGGACGGTGTGGCCGGGTCGCGCCACTGCACCTCAAGGGTGGACAGGTCGGCGGCCTGCCCCTGCTTCATGAGCCCGAGCATGAGTCTGGCGACCTCCTCCAGGGCGTCGCCGAACATCTCCTGCTTAACCTCGGCGCGCGTGATCAGCCGTTCCTTGGCGACCCTCAGCGCCTCGGCGCTGGCCGGGTTGTCGGTGGAGATGCCGAGCATGGTCGGCGGGATACCGGTGATCGCGCTGATCTGCTGGGCATAGAGCTTGTAGGAGTTGATGATCGGGCTCAGGTCGGCGCCGGCGAGCTGCCCGGCTGTCGAGCCTTCTGGGCCGGTCATGAGGGCGTTGTAGTAGGCCTTGAGACGCTTGACCGGGTCGTTGCCGACCGCCTCCGTCAGACCCTTGCCGAAGACGTAGCGCAGCGGCATGGACAGCAGCTCCTGCGCGACCTGGAGGTTGGTCAGGGAGCGGCTGGCGGCGTCCGAGATCATCATGAGCTCGGTGATCTCAGAGCGTCCCTCGGTGTCGCCCAGGCGTGCACGGTTGACCATGGGGACGACGGTGGGGCGGTCTAGGCCGGTGTCCCTCTCGTCGATGACGACCCACTGCGAGCCGCGCTCGACCCGCCACTGAGTGAGCCCCGGGAGGTAGTGGGCGGCGTACCTGCTGCCACCTGACCTCCAGGTTCGCACTGCCTCGGTCAGGGCCCCCATGTGGTCGTAGGCTGCAGCCATCCCCTTGCCGGAGTGGGCTGTCACGCGTGGGACGGAGTCGGTGCCGTCGCCGACGATCCAGTAGGCGAGCCCCTGCACCAGGGCCTCGGTGAACGCCAGACGGCAGGTGGTGTCCAGGTCGTTGGACTGCCACCACCTCCGCAGGGTCGCTGCCACTCCGTCGGAGTCGCTGGCCAGCAGGAAGCCCTGCGGGGTCAGTGACTCCACGAGCACGTCAATCGCCATCTTGGGGAAGGGGGCAACCATCTCCAGTACACGGGTAGCCGGGGGAAGGTTGACGCCCAGGGCAGCCAGACGCACCTCACCCTCGTAGTAGGCCTCCCGCCTGTCATACCCCAGCGGTGTTTGGCGGGCCTGCTGGAGCAGGGAATCGAAGGACATCTAGAACAGCCCCCACTCACTTCCGTTGGTACTGCGGTCCTCCCACTCTGGGGAGGCCTTGACTGCGCGATAGACCATGCGCGCGCCGATCACGCACACTGCGGCGTCGATCTTCTTGGACGACTTGGGTGACTCCTTCTTGATGGAGAAGCGTCCCCTGGTCTCGTTGACACGCGCATTGGCTACGTGCTCGGAGGTCGCCCAGTTCCCGTCGTGCGTGAACGAGCGGGCCTGGATCTCCGCCAGGCACATCTCGGCGGCCTCAGCGAACTGGTAGACATGGGAGCGCATGTCCCACGCGATCGGTGCCGGCTCCTTGCCTCGGGGGACAGCCCACACCAGCAGGTCGTCGCCGAACTCACGCGGCCAGGAGTCCTTGACGTAAGACTCCCACTCGCGCACGTCAGCCCAGAAGGCCACCACCGTGAACCGGTCGAAGGCCGCGTGCACGGCCGAGTCGACGGCGCCGGCGTTGACGACGCCGGTCGCCCTCTCCGGCTTCCATACCCCCAGGGTGAAGACGTGCCCGTCGTCCATGCAGCAGCCCACGAGGGCCGTGTGGTCGTTGGACTTGGACCCGTCGAAGAACAGCACGACCTCCTCACCGTCAACCAGGTCGCGGTCGGGGTTGGACAGGCGACTCCACTCCTGCACGCTCGTCCAGGCGTTCTCGGCAGCGTTGGGCTGGTTCAGGAAGAACCTCCTAGCGCGTGAGGTCGGGTAGTTGGTCGCCCAGATCGTTTGCTTGATCGGCTCGATGTCCACCCACGGGCAGTCCTCGTAGACGAAGCGCAGTCCCTCGCTCAGGCTGATCTCGCCCTCGTCCGGGTCATCGGTCAGCGCCGTGATGGCAGGGGCCACGCGGGCGTCGTACAAGATCGTCTGGGTCGCACGGGTCAGCCCCTCCTGCTGTGCGCACCAGGCCTCGAACGTCGACTCGGCCACGGACCCAGCCCCCGGCACCCAGGCGTTAGAGGTCTCCATGACCCTCGCGCCGGTCTTGACAGCGTTCTGGGTCAGTGTCTCCATTAGGCCCGGTCCGCCCATCCCAGGGGTCCAGTGCTCAGTCTCGTCGCCGACCACGAAGGACACTTCAGCGCCCTCAGCAGTGCCCTCGGAGGAGGTGATCTGCTCAAGCTTGCCGCCTCCGGGCGCGTCCACGAAGGTCTTACCGACCTGCAGGCCGTACTTCTTGGCCAGGGGTGAGCGCTTGGACGCCATGGCGCGCACCATGCGCATGGTGTTAGCCGTCTGCCTCTCGCTGGTCGCGGCGATCTGCACCAGCGGCATCGACACCGGCCTACCCACGCACCCGCCCGGAGCGTCCGGGTCGAAGTGGTCCAAGCGAACCGGGCCGAGCAGCTCCGTGAGCGAGAGCACGCCCGCGAACGGGCTCTTGCCCGAGCCCTTCGCAAGACGACGGACGGCCCTGTTGTGCAGCCACCGGCCCTCCGGGTCGAGGGCGTAGAACCACAGCGTGAAGCGGACCTGTCCCTCCGTCATGCGGAAGGGCTGCCCGGCCAGAGGGCCGTTGGGCTGGAGGAGGTTGTCAGTCACCCAGGCGATCGCGCCCCAGCCCAGAGTCAGCTTCGGGATTCCCTGAGGCAGGGTGACGGTCCGCTCACGCGGCGGCGCTAGCCGGCCTGCAGCCGCCTGCGCCACTCGTTCATCTCCACCACGCCCGCGGACTCGCTCGGCTCCCCGGTCTCAGGGCGGGAGAGCTCGATACCGACCCGGCGCCGGTCGCCCTCGGTCACCAGCAGGTCGGACAGGCCGGACATGATCGCGGCCAGCATCTGGCCGGACCGCTTCGCGCCGCTCTTGTAGCGCGAGAGGTCCTCCATCAGCGAGTAGGCCAGGGCCCAGTCGGACGGCTCGTAGAAGCGGGCCTGCCCGGACTTCTTCAGTGCTCCCCACAGGCGCTGGGCAATCGGGTGCCATTCTGGGTCTGCCTTTGGGACAGACACCTTGTCGGCGCCAGGGGCTCGGGTGACGGACTTGTTTAGCTCGTCCTTGCTGCGGTGTCCGCGCAGGTCCTCCTTGCGCTGTGGTACTGGTCCGCGAGTGCCCATGACACCTCCTCAGTGCTGCGGAAATCGATGCATATTATGCAGTTGGCGGGCTCAAATCGACTTGAAAACCCGGGGATAATCTGTGCGCCTAAACGCGGAGCGGTAGGGAGCGGCCCGGGGAGGGGTTAGCCCCCGGGTTTATGCATTGGTGTATGCAGCGCGGTGCATATCGAGGGTTCAGGTGAGTCGGCCCGGATGGGGTTCAGGTGGTCGGTGGTGCCGGCGTGGGCGGCGTGGCGCGGTGCCACCGTCGCGTCCGGTGCGGACCATGTGGCAGTGCTCGCACAGGGTGCGCAGGTTGGTCATGGCGTGGTTCTGGCCGCGTTCGATGTGGTCGACGTGGCTGCCGGGCTGGCCGCACATGACGCAGGCGTGGTGGTCGCGTGCGAGGACAGCGGCGCGGATGCGCCTCCAGTCTCGGGGCAGTTGTGCGGCGCGCCTGGATCGCGGTCGGGATGACCAGGCCATGATCAAGCCCCTCTCCGATCGAGCCTGTACGGCGGAACCCCCGTGCACCGTGGTGGTGGCGGGGGTTCCTGTTTTCGGGCGCGCGCAACGCCCGATTCGGGGACAGTGTACATCTATTCGGAGCGCAGCGGGCGCATTCGCAGGTTGACCTGTGCCAGGTCGTACAGGCGGCCCCGCCGGTCGACGTGTCCGCGCTCCGCCCACTTCTTGAGCGTGTCGGGCTTGAGCCCCGGCCAGATGGTCTCCAGCGCGGCCCGACGCACCCAGTAGCGGCCTTCCTCGGTGATCTCCCTTGCTCGGTCGCGGCATGCCCTAGCCCAGTCGTCAGCGTCGGCGTACCAGTGCTCCGATGGCCCGTCGCAGATCATCCAGTCGGTGAGTCCGATGTCCTCGGCTTGCCGCCAGAGTGTGGCGCCGCACCAGCAGTGGCCGGCGGGTGCGTCTGCGTGGCCGAGGCGGCGGGCGAGGCGGGCGTGGTGCTGGTTGAGTTCGTCGACGAATGAGGGCCATTCGGGCCATTCGCGCTCGGCCCATTCCGCGTTGGCGGCCATGTATGTCTCCGGTGAGACGAAGTCGAAGACGTCGCGGGGCTCGTGCCGGTGCTGGCGCAGCGCGTGCGCCCAGAACCACAGCCAGCGGGTGACCCCCGCCGATGTCGTTGCATCGGCGGGCTCGTCGGGGTCGTCGATGACGATGCCGAAGGGCAGTCGGCCGGCGTCTGTCGACCGGCTGCCCGGGAGCGGCGAGTGCGGGCCCGGGCAGGAGCGTTCGAGTGCGGCGAGCTCGGGTAGCCAGGCGTTGAGGTTCTTGAGCATCTGAACGGCGTCGGTCATGCGGTCTCCTTAGGGTTGGGCTGGAATCCGAGGGGGCGGGGTGTGGAGTCGTGGTCGGCGTGCTCAATGAAGCTGTCCAGGTCCGGCCGCAACGGCTCCTCGTCGTCATCTCCTCCGCGCGTGATCTCGAAGCCGAGGGTGAGGGTGATCTTCATGCTGCGCTCCTCAGGGTCGGGGATGTCGTGAGCTGAGCCCTCACCGCGTCGACGAGGGCGGACTGAGTGACGTCCTTGCGCTCCAGCGCGCGCAGGACGTCGACGTCGATCGTTCCGGCGGCGATCAGGTGGTGGATGCTCACCGGATGGGTCTGCCCCTGCCGGGCCAGGCGCGCATTCGTCTGCTGGTAGAGCTCCAGGCTCCACGGGGCTGTGAGCCACACGAGGTGGTGCCCGCCCGCCTGCAGGTTGAGCCCGTGGCCAGCCGAGGCCGGATGGATGAGGCCGACAGGGATGCAGCCGGCGTTCCACTGGCGCATCGACTCCGCGCTGCGCAGCTCCACAGCGCCGGGGACGGCCTGCAGCAGACGCTCCAGGTCCGAGGCGTACCAGTAGGCGACCATGACCGGGCTGCCGGAGGCGGCTTCGATCAGGTCGGCCAGTGCGTCGATCTTGGCCCGGTGCACCTCGACCACGGCCCCGCCGTCGTCGTAGACGCACCCCGACGCCATCTGCAGCAGCTTGTTCGACAGGCCAGCGGCGTTGCCCGCGTCCACGAGCGCGCCGTCCAGCCCTAAGACCATCTGCTCGCGCAGCGCCTCGTAGTGCGCCCGCGCGGCGGCGGGCAGGTCCACGACGACGTCGGTCATCGTCACCGGCGGCAGGTCCAGGTGATCGACCGAGCGCATAGAGACGGTGATGTCACTGATGAGGTGGTGGATCTGCTCATCAGAGCCGGGGCGCAGCCGCCAGGAGAACACCTGTGCCCCGCTGCGCTTGTCGGGGACGAAGAACCGGTCGCGGTAGTGCGTGATGTACTTGCCCAGCCTCTCGCCGTCGTCGAGGAGACGGAACTGTGCCCACAGGTCGAGCAGGCCGTTGGCCGCGGGCGTGCCGGTCAGGGCCACCATGCGCGTGATGCGGGGCAGGACGGACTTGAGCGCCTTGAAGCGCTGGGACTGGTGGTTCTTGAACGAGGAGGACTCATCGAGCACCACCATGTCGAAGGGCCAGGCGTCGGCGTAGTGGCGCACGAGCCAGGCGACGTTCTCCCGGCCGATGGTGGTCACCGGCGCCCCGGACTCCAGAGCGCGGATGCGCTGGCTGGGAGACCCGACGGCGCAGGCGACCTCCAGACCGTTCAGGTCGTCCCACTTGGCCGCCTCGTCGCTCCAGGTGTCGCGGGCGACTCGCAGAGGCGCGATCACGAGCACGCGCGAGACGTCGAAGGAGTCGAGCACCAGGGAGTGAATCGCGGTGAGGGTGATCGCCGTCTTGCCCAGCCCCATGTCGAGGAAGAGGGCGCAGCGCGGGTGGGCCAGGATGAAGTCGATGGCGTAGCGCTGGTAGTCATGCGGAACAAATCGCATCGCACACCTCCCCCACCTTGGCCGGGTCGTCCAGGACCAGGCAGGGCGTACCAAGGGCACGCACCTGGTCGATGCGCACCCGCTGCACGGCCCGGGGGCGCTCGCCCGGGGCCTTGACCTCCACCAGCCCGACGTGCCCAGCGGGCAGGAGCACGAGGCGGTCGGGCACCCCGACTGTGCCGGGGCTGACCAGCTTCCAGCACAGCCCTCCGCGGGCTCTGACCTCGCGCACGAGCGCGGCCTCGACAGCCCTCTCACGCATGGTCCACACCTCCCGTCAGGAAGGGGGTGGCAACCAGCGCGGCGAAAAAACACCCAAACTTCTGAAAGCCCCTCGCGTACGCGTATACGCGTGTGTGTACGTGCACCTGAACCCCTCTAACTACCTATTCCGTCCATCTAGAGTTTTTTAGTTGTCTGGTTGCCACCCC